AAAGCATGGCGATAGAATTGCTCAGATTGTATTCATCCCTGTTACACAGTTCCCCTTCGTAGTTACTGAGACACTAGAGAATACCTCCCGTGGCTCAGGTGGCTTTGGTTCAACTGGAGTTTAACATATGGATAGCTTTCAACAATTTATTGCTGTATCTCGCTATAGCCGATGGATGGATGCTGAAGGTCGCCGTGAGACATGGGATGAAACCGTGGATCGTTGGTGGAATTACTTCAGTGCAAAGGCTCCTGTCCTCCTGACAAGGCCAGATATCCGTGATGCTATTCTAAACCTAGAAGTCCTACCTTCAATGAGAGGACTCATGACTGCAGGGCCAGCCCTTGACCGGGATCATACTGCCCTATACAATTGCTCTTACCTAGAGATCGACAACCTGAGATCTTTCTCCAACCTGATGTATATCCTGATGTGTGGAACAGGCGTTGGTTATTCTGTCGAACGGCGCTGCACCGATAAGCTGCCCGTTGTTCCAGAGAAAATCAATAAAATGTTCGACAATGTTCTGAGTGTACCGGATTCCCGTGAAGGCTGGTGCGATTCCTTGGCGCACCTGATTACCCAACTATACAATGGGGTTCATCCAAAGTGGGATACGAGCCTAATTCGGAAGGCTGGAGAAAGACTCAAGACCTTTGGTGGCCGCGCAAGTGGCCCCGCTCCATTAGAGGAAGTGTTTCGGTTTGTAGTCCAGACCTTCTACAAGGCTCAGGGACGCAGACTGACCCCTCTGGAGTGCCATGATATCTGCTGCAAGATTGCCCAGTCTGTCATCGTAGGTGGCGTCCGCCGCTCTGCCATGATCAGCCTGAGCGACCTAGCAGACCGTGAGATGGCTACCTGCAAGAGTGGTGCATGGTGGGAGGCTTCCAATCACCGTGCCCTAGCGAACAACTCTGCGGTCTACAATGGCCGTCCCTCAATGGGCCAGTTCCTTGAGGAATGGACAGACCTGTACAACTCCCATAGTGGAGAGCGTGGTCTCTGTAACCGGGATGCAATGAAGGCCATTGCCAAGGCTGCTGGCAGAGATGCTGATGTAGCCTATGGTACTAATCCTTGCTCTGAGATTATTCTCCGTCCAAATGAATTCTGCAACCTATCAACGGTTGTGGTCAAGGCAGAAGATAATCTAGAGACTCTGACTAAGAAGATTGAGATGGCAACAATCATTGGCACAATCCAGAGCATGTTCACTCACTTCCCATACCTTGCTCAAGATCCTTCTTGGGTGAAGAACTGTGAAGAAGAGAGACTGCTTGGTGTATCAATGACAGGCATCTTCGATAACAAGCTTATGTCAGGTATCCTTGGTCATGGCAAGCTAAAGCATGTCCTTGAGAATCTCCGTGAGACTGCAATCAAGACTAACCTAGACTGGGCACAGACACTGGGAATTAATCCAAGTAAGTCAATTACTTGCATCAAGCCAGAGGGTACAACCTCATGCTTGGCTAGTTCTTCCTCAGGTCTGCACCCACGCTATGCAGATTATTATTATCGGCGTGTTCGTATTGACAAGAAGGACCCACTGTATCACCTAATGCGTGATGCTGCTGTTCCTGTGGAAGACTGTGTAATGAATCCCGCTTCGACTGCGGTGTTCACCTTTGTTCAGGCTGCTCCAGTTGGCTCGCTAACTCAGAATGAATTACAGGCAATCGACCACCTCAATCTATGGCTCACTTATCAGGAGTCTTACTGCCAGCACAAGCCATCTATCACCGTCAACTACGATGATAATGAGTTTATGCCAGTAGGCCAGTGGGTATGGGAAAACTTTGACAAGATCTCCGGTATCTCCTTCCTGCCCAAGTCCGACCATGTATATGCTCAGGCTCCCTTTGAGGCTATCTCCAAGGAAATCTACAATGCATATCAGCATGTCGATGTAGACTTTAAGATGCTAAGCCATTACGAACTGACCGACACAACAACATCCTCCCATACAATGGCATGCACCGCTGGTGCTTGCGAGATCATAGATCTCAAGGGATAACATATGGCAAAACAAAAAGCCACTCCGCTTCCGCTGGATGTGCAGCTGAAGAATCTGCAAAAGAATGCACAAGATCTGCAAGATCGCATAAACATAGTCAATGCAGGTTTACTCAACCAAACACAGGTTGGTGCGGATGCGTTCTTTGCTAAGACTTCGGAAAAAAAGCTGGAGCTTCAGACAGCTCCAGAATATGCTACTGAATTTAACAAGGCTTATGAGTCCTTCAAGAAGGTTAACTTCACTGTAGGCGATTCTCTAAACTCAAACCAACAAAAGGAAAAAGCCTTTTATGTGTTTGACGCAAACAGAGAAGCAAAGCGCATTGTTGAAACTAAGCAAGATGTGGTAAAGGAAAACAACGCTGAATATGCTGCTCAACAAGAGCGCATCAATCAGTTTGTTAGCACTGGTGCTGAAAAAGAAAACAAAGCAATCTTGGACAACTACCTCAATAACCTTGTAAACAAGCAAACAAACTTTACTAACAAGACTATTGATAGCACAGATACTTCCTTTTCAATGGACACTTGGAAGAAGACTGCGTGGAGAAATAAATCCTTCACTTATCAAAGTGATCCTTCCTATCGTGGAAGATATGTTGCCAAGCCAATCTATTCGTACAAGATCTCTGATGAAGAGAATCAAAAGCGGATTGATTTGTTCAAGCAGATGGAAACCACACGATACAACAGCACAAAGACAATTCAGCAAGAAGCAATCAAGACTTATAATGATTCTCTATCATCCCAAAAGAAGACAGTGGATTCTCAGATTGCTGCTCTGCAAAAGAAAATTAATGCGGCCAATAAGCCAAAGAAGTAAATAATGACAACCAAGTTAGATCAAATGCGTTTAAAGCTTGAGATTGCATCTCCTCTTCCACTACCGGAAGTAAAGGTGCTGATCAAGGACATCTATCGTCAACTAGACGAAATGCAAAATGAAATCAGAAAAATTTCCGAAAATAGATCCAGACCTAATCCTAGTTCTGGAAAATCTGTATAAGCCTCTTGAATACGACCCTGATGAAGCCTGTGAGTTTTTCACACGCAATGCTGCTTTCAGGGCAGGACAAATAGAGGTCGTAAATAAACTTAAGGCTGTATTAAAACAACAGCAAGGAGGCAACTAATATGGGCGGAAGTCCTAAGATTAGTGGTGGAATGACCTATGATGAACAAAAGAAGCTGATGGATGATGAACGAGCATTCCAAAAGCAACAAGAAGAAGAGCGCCGTAAGGCAGCAGAAGATGCTGAGACCCGAAGAGTCGCTAGAGAAACCGCTGAACGCGCCCGTGCTAAGGCAGAAGAACAAGCGGCTATTCAAGAAACTACACAGGCTGAACAGGAAGCAATCCTAGAAGCCCAAGCTCAAACAGATAGCACACAAGCTAAGTCAATGCAAGGTGCTAATACAAAGGCATTGGATTTTTATTCTGCCTTATACACTGGCATCAAGACTTAAGGAGGCGTTAAATGGTACCATATCTTGCCGACCGCTTCCGAATGTTGGATGCGATGCGGACATCAAAGTTGTATAGAGCACGACTCTGTGCATCACTCACTATTCCCAGTCTTCTTCCTCCCGAGGGATGGACGGAGCAAATGGAACTAGTACAACCAACATCTTCAGTAGGTGCCAGAGGAGTTACTTCGCTGGCTAGCCGGATGCTATCGGCAATGTTACCGTTGAACGATACTCCATTCTTTAAGTTTGGTTTACGCTCAGGTGTAGAACCAACTGCAGAGATTCAGCAATATCTTGAGACCATGAGTTATCAGGTCTATAGAAAGCTTTCTAGTACAAACCTACGAGAAACAATTTATCAGGCTATTCAAAACTTAGTGGTTGTTGGTGACTGCCTTGTACATGAAATGGATAATTTTAAGTTCCGCTGCACTCGCTTGGATCACTATGTTGTCCAGCGTACAGTAACAGGGGATGTAAATGAAGTTCTTTTTGTTGAGTATGATTTGGTTGATCCTGAAGCTGTTAGTTATAGCTTCTTGCTACCAGAATCTGCTAAGAAGGGTTACAAGAAAACCTATTGCCAATACATGAAGCAGGAGGATGGCACATGGAATTACCGAAAAGAAGACGAAGATGGCAACCTCCTTTCAGATGGTGTCTACGAAGTCTGTCCGGTGACCGTTCTACGGTGGTATGGCATACCCGGAGAAAACTACGGGAGATCGCACTGCGAAGATATCCTCGGAGATCTGTCAAGTCTTGACGGATATACCAAGGCTCTTCTAGATGGCATGGCCGCAGCCTCAGCATTCTGGATGGGTATTGATCCCGCCGGAATTACTGAGATTGATGACATTGCTGATCTACCAAACGGTTCTTGGGTCCCTGCTCGTCAGCAGGATATCTTTACTGTATCACCTTCACAGACAATGAACCCACAGGTAGGCACTGCTCAGTCAGCCATGGAGTTGATGCGTAGAGAGATTGGTCAGGCATTCCTGATGTCTTCTTCTGCCATTCCCAGTGGTGACAGAGTGACTGCTACTGCAGTTCGCCTCATTGGCTCAGAATTAGAGACTGTCCTTGGTGGAGCATTCTCTGCCATTGCCCGTGATCTGATGGAGCCTATTGTGAAGCGCACAGTATTCCTAATGATTGACAGTGAAGACCTTGATAAGCGTATGTATGAACAATTCTTTGATAAGGATGGCTCACTCAGCGTTGAAGTAATCACAGGTCTACAGGCTCTTAGTCGTGATACAGATCTACAGAAGCTCATGCAGATGGGTGAGATGGTGCGGAACCTCCCACAAGAATCTTATGCAGCTTTCAAATGGGATGAATACGCAAGAGCATTAATTACCTCCCTAGGATTTGATGCTCGTAATTGGGTCCGTAGTTCTGAAGAGATTCAGGCCACACAAGCAGCACAGCAGCAGCAGATGATGCAGCAGCAGATGATGCAGTCCGCAGGTCAGGCAACCGCTGGAGCCATGGGTAACCTAATGCTCAACGCTGGTCAGCAAGACCTCGCTCAGAATGGTGGCCAAGGTATCCTAAATGTTCTACAGAATTCAGGTGCAGATATGTCTGCATTCACAGGAGAGACCAATGGCTAAAGACGCATGCACTCGTAAAGTAAAGTCTCGTTATAAGAAGTGGCCTTCTGCATATGCTTCTGGCGCATTAGTTCAGTGCCGTAAAGTTGGCGCTGCTAAATGGGGCACCAAGACAAAGAAGAAAAAGTAATGGCTAAAAAAAAGAAAGCTGATTTTTCTCAGGAAAAGAAAAAGGGCTTACATGGCTGGTTCTCTCGTAATAATGGTACTGGATGGGTTGACTGCAAGACAGGCAAACCATGTGGCCGTAAGAGTGCCAGTGATAAAAGCAGAAAGTATCCTGCATGTCGTCCAACAAAATCAATGTGTACCGCTAAAGGCGTTCGTGCTAAGAAAAATAGTAAGCAAGTACGCTGGAAGTAATACACAATAAAGGAAAATACAATGGCCAAAAAGGTTAACAAGGCAAGCATGCCTTGCAATCAGCCACGCAAGTCGCCTAATCCCGCTAAGAAGCGGGTGGTTAAGGCTTGTGCCAACGGCAAGGAAAAAATTATTCATTATGGAGCAACAGGCTATGGTAACAACTATAGCGCCGCTGCTCGTAAATCTTTCCGTGCACGGCATAAGTGTGACTCTGCAAAGGATAAGCTATCCGCACAATACTGGGCATGTAAAGATCTATGGGGTGGTCCCGGTAAGTCTAAGACTTCCTGCCCCAAGAACAAAAGATGTAAGAAGTAACTATGCATCGTAATCGCGTATGGGCTACAACCTCT